CTACCTGTACCGGCGTGTGGGCAGCAGCCACGTGACGCCAAGCATCTCGTCGGCCTCGTCCTGGTCATCCGAGCCCTCCGGCGAGGCGATCTGGCGCACTTGCTCGATCTGCCGCTCCATCCCGCGTAGGTTCTCCTGAAGGTCCATGGTCACCACGCCGTCGACGGTGACCTTCAACGGGTCGGCCAACAGCTTGGCGCGCCGCTCGCCCAGGACCTCGAGCGCGACGGCGCGCACCGACCGCAGCCGGAAGAAACGGCGTTCCAGGTCGGCCGGGTCAGAGTCCGGGCCGAGCTGCGCGAGGAGCCACGACCGCTGGAACTCGTCCACCAGGTTCACATCCCTCGATACGAGGCACGGCCCGGAGCCAGACGGGGGAAGCCGGCTCCGGGCCGCGCGCGTGAGCGTATTACGCAGAGGACGAGCGTGTCCGCCGCGACGCCGACTTCTTCGTGCCGCCCCCGCCGGCCTCGCCCTGTCCCGAGTCAGGCTCGGCGCTGCCCGCAGTCGGGTCCGGCTCGCCGACAGCGACCGGCTCCGGATCGGCGTCGTCCTGCGTCAGGGCGTCCCAGGCGTCCGGGTTGGTGATCAGCTCGGCCACCTCCAGGGCCGGGCTTTCGCCCGGCAGCAGGATCAGCTCCTCCCGCGTGGTCGGGTCCTGTACGTAGACCGCGGCCTTCAGCCGCCCGCGGCCCGCCATCACAGGACCTTCGCCACGATGTGCGCGTCCGGGGTGTGCATGACGGGCATGCCGACCGCGGCGCCCTTGGTCCAGATCTGCACGGGGTCATCCTGGACGCCTCGGGTGATGATCAGGCCGGGGGCGTCCTCCCGGATGATCTCCGGGTTCGAGCCGCGCGACAGCACCAGGGCCTCCGCGGTCACCCCGTACATGGTCTGCGCCCACTTCTCCCGCTCCGGCGGCACCAGGATCCACAGGTCCTCGGGCAGCACCTTGCGGGGCTTGCCGTCCACCCGCACCTGGGCCTTGTAGAACTGGATCGGCGGCAGGCTGTAGTTGCCGCGCACCACGTTGATCTGCTGCGGGGTCAGCGTCGCCGTCGGCGTGGTCGACGGGCTCACGGACCCGTAGTAGGCCGCCCTGTAGGCGTTGTTCGCCGCCAGGTAGCTGAACGCCTTCCGGCTGGTGATCACCAACTCCGGCTCCGGCGCGCCGATGTCGTCCAGGTGCTGGATCCACCGCAGCTCGTCCGCGATCGGGTCGGAGGCCGGGTCCGACCACGGGATACGGGAAACCGGCATGTTCTCGGCGGGGACGTTCCAGTCCACCTCCAGCGTCAGGCCGTTCTCCTGCTCCAGCGTGAACCGGCCATCCACGAGCACGTCGCCGGCGGCCAGCTCCAGCCGGGACCGGATGGCCTCGACGTGCCGTTCCACGTCGTCGTACAGCAACTCGATCAGCCGGTCCTGATCCGAGCCGTGCGACGCCTCCAGCAGGATCTGCTCCTGCTCGGAGACGACGAGCTTCTGGCCCAGCGCGGGCAGCGCACCCTCGCGGGACGTCTGCCACGCTTCACGGGTCGCGAACGGAACCGAGGCGTTGAACGCCCGGTACTTGGCGACATTGACGTACCGGCCGGAGTCCTTCGTACGCCACTTCACCTCCCGCATCTCCACGGTCGGGAAGATCGTCTGAGTGAGGAGGAAGTCCTTCGGAGATGGGATCGCCCTGGCGAACGCCGTCAGGTCCATGACCGAGACGTCCTTGAGCAGGTCCTGAATCGTCACAGCTCAGCCCCCGCTCACACGAAGCGGATCTGCGCGGCACGCGGGTGCCACACGAGCTGGGACACGTCGATGCCGCCCGGCACCTTCGACGCCTTCACCGCGCCGTGCCACAGCAGCGCGGCCGGAACACGGGTCTGTCCCGGCGCGAACGGGGCCTCGGCGATCACGAAGCCGCGCAGGATCTGGCGACCGCAGTGCGCCTCCGGGTCGTACGGGCCGTACAGGCCGGACTCCGCGACCCTGCCGACCGGCACACCGGACAGGACCCGGCCGTACGGGTCGCAGCCGTCGCCGCACACGTAGTGCGTGCCCTCGCAGAACAGGTTCAGGTCGAGGGTGATCGTGTCGACGGAGTCGGTGCCGTGCAGCGACGCCAGCCACTCGCGGTTGGCGGTCGTGTACTCGGACGTCGATACGGGCTGGATGGTCATGTGCGTGTCTCCATGGACGCTGCGGTCAGATTCCGCACACCGCCCACGGAGGCGATGCCGTCCACGAAGTTCAGGGGGCGTGGTCCCCCAAGGTCTGAGGCCCGGACTATCGGGCTGCGGAGTCGCTGAACTCCGGGATCAGGCCACGGCGCTTGGCCATCTCCAGCCCGGCCGAACCGGGCTTGGACACCGGGGCCGTACGGGTCGGGCCACGCCCTGCCGGTGCTCCCGCGGGGGCGGCCGGCACCGGGGTGCGGACCTCACCGAACAGCTCCGGACGCCTGGCTCGCAGGGCCTCGGCCGCCGACTGGATCTGCGCCTCGTCCGCGTCCTCGTCGTCCACGGCCAGCAGACGCTCCGCGTCCACCAGATCGTCGCCCTCCGCGCCGAGCGCCACCAGCGCGGCCCGGCGAAGCGCCGCCCGCTCCCGCTCGGCGGCCAGCTCCTCCCGGCGGGCGGCCTGCAACTCCCGCTCGGCAGCAGCCTGTTCCCGGCGCTCCACCTCCGACAGCGCGGCCTGCTCGGCCTCCCGCTGCGCGGTCACGAACTCGGTGAGCGCCTTCGGGGAGTCGAACCCGAGCGTGGACAACAGCCGCTTGATCGCGGCCCGTTCGCCCTGCGCCTTCTCGCGGGTGAGCATCTTGCCCAACCGGTCCTGGGTGACCGTGACCTGCTGCTCCTGACCGCCGCCGTCCGTGGCGTCATCGAGCTGGTCGTTCGTCTCGTCCTCCGACGAGGCACCGAGAATCGGGTAGATCGGCCGCCCGTCACGGCGGTGGCCGACAGGACGGCGAGGCGGCAGGGGCCGGACCATACATCTCCTCCAGAGCGCGCCCCCGCGCTGCCGATCAGTGTAGCCAAGACGGGCATGCCGCTGCCTGACGCGCCGGAAAGACGGCATACGGGCAATAGCAAATACCACATCGAGGCATGGCATCGCTACGCCAAAGCCTGGCCACTTTGTCGCCACTTCCTCGCGATGTCCGGCGACACAAACCGGAAGAAGCATTTCTTTTCAACCTGCCTCATCAGGGACGTGATGGCCGAAGTGGCGGCAAAGTGGCCAGGGTTTGGCGTAGCAGTGCCACGCGATCCCCGGCAACGTTGAGATCACTCAACCACCGGGGCGACCGCTCGCGGTCAGGGCCTCGCCCGGACCCCCTCACCCTCGACCGCAGCAGGAGAAGGAACTTGGACTGGGACACGCTCACCCGATGGGCACTCGCCGCGTTCGGCTTCCTCGGCCTTTGCCTCATGCTGCTGACCGGGTTTCTCCGCCAGCTCCCGGAACTCATCCGCGCTCTGCAGGACGCCCGAGCAGCCATGCAAGGCCGGAACAACAACGACGACTGAAAGAGCTCAGACCACCGTCGACAACGATCAACGCCCAGAACCAGTCCGCTCCAACTCACCACTGCGGCCGACCTGATCGACCTCTCCCCGTGACTCCTGGCCTTGCTCCGCCTCGGGCGAGCCGCGCCCCACGGCGGTCTCCGCCATCCGCACCGCGGCCTCCTGCTCCGCCTTCGCCCGGATCCGCTCCACCTCCTGCGAGGCGTCCTTGATCGGGTACCCGGCCTCCAGCAGCATCGCCACCGCCGTCTCCAGCGACAGCACCCCCGCCCCGTACGCCTTGACGACCTCCTCCAGCACCGCGCCCCGGTCCGTCGGCGTGTGCGGTGCCCACGCCAGCCGCGCCGGCAGCGTCTCCCCGGCCGTCCAGCCCTCCGCCCGCCCGGCCTGGTATAGCCGCTGCACCATCTTGAACAGCAGCCGGTACTTGTGCTCCCTCGCCAACCGCATCATCCCGATCAACGCATCCAGCGGCCCCAGCGCCAGCTTCAGCGCGTACCCCGAGGGCACCTCCGTGGCCTCCAGCGTCCCGAGCCCGGCCGCCGTCACCCGGCTGTTCGCCGCGATCCGCTCCAGCAGGTGATCCACCCGCGCCCGCAGTTCGGCCAGCTGAGGCGACGTGTCCAGGGCGTCCATCCGCCCCGTCTCACCGAGCTGCCATACGGCACCGGCCTTCACCTGAAGCTCCTGCGGCTTGCCCGTCGCCCGGTCCACCGGAAGCCGCGCACCCGCGAGCCCGATGATGGGCGTGCCCGTTGTCGCCGAGGCCGCCGAGCTGTCAGAGTCCGTAGCCGCGAGCTCGTCGAGCGCCTGCAGAACCCGGGCCAAAATCGAGCGCCCCCAGTGCTCCCCGCCGTCGGGGATCGTGTTCGCGATGTGCACCACCGGCACGAAGTCGATCATCAGATCCAGCCGGTTCAGCTCCGTACCGTCCGGCCGCACCCGGAAGCTCGCCTTGTCCATCGGCAGCCGGTCCAGCGTCTCGCCGTTCTTCAGGTCCTCCAGCAGCCACTCCGCGTCCGTGAGGTAGCACGTCACGTTGGACGTCCGCCCCGGCTCCCACGGGTACTGCCGCCCACCAGCCGCAGCCGTCTCGTCTCCGTCCTCGCCGCCCTCAGAGATCGGCCCCAGCTCGTACGTCACCCGGCGTACCCGGGCCTTCAGCCCGGCGTCGTCGTCCGCCGGCAGCTCCCACGCCAGATGCACCCGGCTGGGGAAGTCCTCGTCTTCGTCGTCCCACTGGGGGAAGAAGAACCCCGGATCGTAGACTCGCAGCGTCGGCCGCTGCTTCTCCGGGTTCCATGCCAGAACCATCACGCTGTCCCCGAGCAGCACCGCCGCACGCTCGGCCTGCTGGACCCGGAACGTCAGCAGCTCCTTGTCCGCCCACTTCCGCAGCCGGTCCTGGACCGCGGCGGCCTCCGCCGCTCCGGGCGTCGGCGTCTCATCATCGGCGTGCTCCGCACCCTCGACCGTGACCTTCTGGTCCGAGCCGAGGAGGTAGCCGAGCGCAGTGTCCACGAGGTTCGCTGCGTCGCCCAGCTCCCGCCGCTCCATCGCGCTCGCGTCGCCACCGGCCGCCGCAAGCTGCCCTGCCTGGTTGTTGTCGTACGACGCCAACACTTTGTACGCGGCCAGCCGCCGCAGCTCATGCGGTGGCACCCATGTCTTAGTCAGCTCTGGGAACGCGCGGCTGCCTGGACGGCCAGCCTCCGCCATCACTGGCTTGTAGTTCAGCCACGACCACGCATCGATCACGAGTTGGCGCAGGCCCACATCCACTCCTGGAAAGTCGGCCCCGCGCCGTTGCATCAGCCTAGGTCCCGCAGCCGACTGGCCCATCCGCCGCTCGACAGTGAGAACGATCCACGTTTACCTGAATTCAGGAAAGCATGTACTCTCGTTGCCATGCTGAGCATCGCATCCGACATCGAAGTGTTGGCGCGGTTCGGCCGTGCGCTCGCCGACCCGATCCGCTGCCGCATCCTGCTCGCCCTGCACGACGCCCCGGCCTATCCCGCCGACCTGGCCGACGCACTCGCCGTCTCGCGCACCCGGCTGTCGAACCACCTGGCATGCCTGCGCGACTGCGGCCTGGTCGTCACGGTGCCCGACGGCCGCCGCACCCGCTACGAGCTGGCCGATGCACGGCTCGGTCACGCGCTGGACGACCTCCGTACCGCCGTGGTGGCTGTTGAGACCGACCGCACCTGCACCGATGATGGCGAGAAGGGCTGCTGCGGATGACCGTGATATCCCTCGGTCCCTCCCCGGCCCACCGCGACGTGCTCACCAAGCGCATACGGCTGCTGGTTGCCGCCACCATCACCTACAACGTCATCGAGGCGATCGTCGCCATCACCGCTGGCACCCTCGCCTCCTCCACAGCCCTGATCGGCTTCGGTCTGGACTCGGTCATCGAGGTCTCATCCGCCGCTGCGGTCGCCTGGCAGTTCTCCGCCTCCGACTACGCCGTCCGCGAGGCTCGCGAGAAGACCACTCTGCGGATCATCGCCGTCTCGTTCCTCGCACTCGCCGCCTACGTCGCCGTCGACGCCGTCCACGCCCTGACCGGCACCGGCGAAGCCGAACGCTCCATCCCCGGCATCGTGATCGCCGCACTGTCCTTGGCCATCATGCCGTTCCTGTCCGCAGCCCAGCGGAAAGCTGGACGCGAACTCGGCTCCGCCAGTGCGGTCGCCGACTCCAAGCAGACTCTGCTCTGCACCTATCTCTCCGCCGTGCTCCTGATCGGCCTGGTCCTCAACGCCACCCTCGGCTGGTCCTGGGCCGACCCCATCGCCGCTCTCGTCATCGCCGCCATCGCGATCAAGGAAGGGCGCGACGCCTGGCAAGGCAAGGGCTGCTGCGCGACCCCATCTGCCGCAACGGCACCGTCCACGGACGGAGGGGACGGCTGCGGCTGCCGTCCCGGCTGCGACTGACCACCCACGAAGTCCAGCAGTTTCCCGACGCGGACAGTGACTTGCGCCCATCGGGGAGATCGGACGTGCTTCTCTGAGGCACCCGACAACATGCGCAACGCTGGAGCACGCGATCACTACGGGCAGAGGTAGCTAACCCGAGTCAGCGCCGTCCGCTCAACCGCCGGTCGTCCCCGCCACGCGGTGGCGGCATCGTGGGATCGAGGAACAGATCCCACAGCGCCCACACCGCTGAGTCCAGCAGGTCAGGCGAGTCCTCCGTCTCGCCCTGACCGACGAACGTGGTCATCTGCTCCTCCAGCTCGGCGAACCGCCGAGCCGGGCCGACATGCGACACCCGAGCCTGCTCGTACAGCTGCGCTGCCGGGGCCGCCCGCGCCCGCTTCCCTCTCGTGGCGTGCACGATGCGCCAGTTCACCGTCGGATCCACCTGCTCCAGGAGCGCGGGCAGGTAGTCGCCGCCGTTGTTCGCCTCGATGACCACGCAGTCCGCCCGGTGCTCGTGGTACAGCGCGGCAGCCCGCTTCATTGCCTGCGTCGGCGTGTACCGGTCCTGCTCGCAGTGCAGCAGATACCCGCGGGGACGGTCGTCCCCGAACATCGTCTCCACCGGGAACCCGCGCCCTGCCACCGTGAACGCGGTCATGTCCGCGTTCTCGTGGCTCTTGGTCGCCGGGTCCACGGACACCACCACGCGCTGGAGGTCCGGCAGATGCTCTGGCCGGGGCCGGAAACCCTCGACCTCCAGCATCCAGCCCTTCCACAGCGCGCCCTCCACGTCCTCGAGTAGCTCACCGGACAGCTCCTGCCGCCCCAGCCGGGTGCCGGCGTACTCCTCCTCCAGCTCCTCACGGGCCGCCGCCGACAGGTTCGCGTCGTTCTCCCGCATGTGCCCGCGGGTCAACACCACCCGAGGCGGCGCCCCGCCTTCCCCGTGTGCCTTCTCCTGCTCCCGGCCGCGCTCGACGAGCCGCTTGACGTGAGGGAGCGGCTTGGGCGTCGTGGAGATGACGACCTGCGGGGTGTCCGCCTCACGCAGGCAGAACCACAGCATGTCGTAGACCTCTTGCGCGGTGTGCCGCGACCAAGCCGCGTACTCGTCGCACCACGCCTTGTCGAACGCCCAGCCACGCAGGTTGTCCGGCGTCTCCGCACCGAACCCCCGGATCAGCGTGCCGTTCGTCAACCGGAGCGTCGTCTCACCCAGCGACGAGTTGTACTTCGCCACCTCCTCCGGCGGGAACACCGACAGCAGCCCCGACTTCGGTGACTCGAAGCAGATGTCCCGCACGAGCGTCGCGTTCTTCGCCACCACCGCGATCTGGAGCCCCGGTGTCTGCGCCCACTCCCTCACCGTCTCCGCCGCCGTCCGCGACTTGCCCCAGCCACGGCCGGTGAGCAGCATCCACACCGTCCACAGCCACAGCGGCTGACGCTGCGCCGCACGGGCATGGTGATGCAGCCACCCCGCGTGGGGCAGCCCGTCACAGTTGGGGACCTCGCACGCCCACCGCCGCGCCGACAGCTCATCAGCCCGGACCAGTGCCGCGACTTCAGCCTTCAACTGCTCGTCGCTCATCACCGATGGGTCCGCGAACCCCTCGACCATGCGGCGCTTGGCCCGGCCCCGGCTCACTGCGCGCCCTCCGACAACCGGCGCTCCAGCTCCCGGCGCAACTGATCCATCCGGGCCCGGCGCTCCTCGTCCGACAAGGAGGCCACGTCCAAGCCCTGGTCCCGGTCCTCGACCGCCCCAGCCGCTGGCGCCTCACCCACGGCCCGCCGCTCGATCTCCGCCGCGACCTGGATGTAGCGCAGCAGCTCCGACGGCGACAGCTCCCGCGGGTCGAGCGTCTGAAGTCGCGCGACCGCCTTGCTCTGCACGGCCTGCGCCAACTTCGCGTGCCTGCGGGCGATGTCCCGCCGCGCCTGCGCCTGCTCCGCGAGGAACAGCCGGTCCTGCTCCCGGTCGTAGGCCGTAGCCCGCATCACCCATGCGAACTGCCGCGACCACCGGCCCACCAGCGCGCGGGATTTATCCAACTCCCGTGCCACCTTCGTGACACTCCGCGCTGGGCCGAGATCGCGGTACACGGCGAACGCCTCGAACGCCTGGACCGACTCCCCGCTCTGCCGCTCCCAGGACTCCACGGTGCCCTCGGCCACCGCTCACCTCCTGGCCGACGGCCGACTAGTTGCTCTGTGCGGCCAGGACTTCCAGCGCCCGCCACGGCTCGTCGGCCGGCACAGTGCCGTCCTGCACCATCCGGTCGATGGCCGCCCGCACGACGGCGGCCATCTCCACCGGCACGTCCCGAACGCCGAACACCGTCTCCAGCGGCGCCGTCCCCGCCCTCGTCGCCTCCCCGGTAGCCGAGTCGAACCAGCCCTCGGCCAGCTCGCCCAGGTGCCGCTCGAACACAGCGAGGATCACACCGAGCGCCGTCGCCGAGTTGCCGATCTTGTAGGCGGCTCGGGAGGTCTCCAGCGCATCGAGCACCGGCTCGTACTGCTCCAGCCCGGCCACCCACCGCTGGTCAGCCGCCGCCGTGGAGCGGGCCGCGTCGAACGCGGCCTCGGCTCGTTCCAGCTCGTCGGGCAGGAACATGAACTGCACGCTGGCGAAGTCGAGGTTCGCCTCGCCCAGGGAGGCGACGTCCACCTTCTCCAGCAGATCCAGGGCCTTGTCGTCCAGGCCCGTGTACTGCCGCCACTCCACCGACTCCAGCTCGTCGTACAGCTCCTTGAGGATCGCCGGATCGTCCTGGCCCGCGATGGCGTTATGCGAGAGCTGGAGAGCGATCTGCCGCTGGCGGGGCAGCGGCTCGTCTATCTGCATCCACCAGATCTGCGACAGGCCGGCCTCGATCGCGGCGAGCGTGCGGTGGTTGCCGGACAGGACGACCAGCCGTCCCGTGTCGCGGTCGTTCCACACCAGCGGTGTCGAGGTCAGGCAGCCGTCGCGCTCGATGTTCGCCACGAGTTGCCGGAACTGCTCGTGCGGCAGGAACCGCGCGTTGACGTCGAGCAGCGTGAGCGTGCGCGGGTCGCCCTGCACCATCTGCGGCGGGGCGAGGCGTGTGGTCTCCTCCATGGTCAGACTCCCGTCTTCGTCGTCGGGGCGCCCCACCGCTTCGCCCACATCTCAAGGGCCTCGGCCAGCGTGTGCTGGCCCATCGCCCCCTGGTACTGGAGCTGGAACTTCCAGCCGTCCTCGTTCGATGGGCTGCGCTTGTGCAGCCGCAGCAGTCCGCGGTACTTCATCGACACGGGGTTGTTGCTGAACGCCGTCGTCGCCACCCGCCGGATCCGCCGCGAGAATGCCCGCTGGCACAACAACTGCGCCTCGGCGCTGGTGGCCGCGAGCACGATCAGCTTCGACAACCGCGGGTAGTCGGTCGGCGCGACCGCGAAGTCCGAGAGCACGTACGCCTCGTCCGGCGTGAACGTGCTCGGAGCCATCGCGAACACGCCCAGGAGCCGTCCGCCGCCGTCCTTCACCGCGACGGCCAGGTTCGCCGCGCCCGGCGCGATCTTCGGGTTGAGGTACCGGGAGCGCAGCGCGTTGAACTGGCCGGGCTTCAGCAGCGACAGCCTCAGCGGACCGACGAGTTGGTCACCCTCGCGCAGGCGGGGGACCTTCACCGGCTCGATCGGCTGGCGTGGAGCGACGATCCGCGTCCGGGCCTGACTGGCGTACACGTAGAAGGGAGCGGCGCGCGGGGTCGCCTTGATCACGCCGCGCAGGTACGGGTGCAGCTCGGGCACGTCGTGGTTGGAGGCCGTCAGCCAGTACGGCCGGTCCGTGATCGCGCCGAGCACGCTGACCACGTCGTCGTCGGACAGCGGCTCGTACTCGGGCGCGTCCCAGGTGAAGTGCGCTTCCAGCGGCTCGTACAGCTTCTCGTAGCCGCCGCCGTAGAAGGGAGGGAAGGAGCACACCGGGGCGTCACGAGGAACCTTCTGGAGCCAGGAACGCACGTCTTCCACCTCGTAGGAGGCGAGTTCGATGTCCGAGCCGGACAGCCGCTCGACCGTCTCCGCGTGCTTGACCTTCCACTGCTCCCGGTAGGAGCGGACGACCCGTTCGTGCCACAGCCCCTCGCGGCCGACGCTGGCGAGGAACCGCGTGCCGAGCATGAGCGTGGCGACGGTGCCGACGCCGTCGTCCAAGGAGTCCGCGAGCCAGCCGAGTTCGTCTCGGCTCTCCTCGCGGAGCTGGATGCCGACCGGTTGCCGGGTGAGCCACCGGCCGACGGCGCTGGTGTAGATGGACACGTCGGAGGAGTGGAGGGCGAAGCCCATGCCGGCCACGCTGCGCTCGATGGTGAAGTTGCCGCAGCACGGGACGTACACCGGGCCACTCGGCCAGCCGCTGGCGGTCTCGCGCACGATGGAGCGCATGGGGCCCGGGATGGTGCCCTGGAACATCTTCGCCTCCCGACGAACGACAGCGCCCGGCCTCGGTGGGATGCCGGGGCCGGGCGCTGCGCTGGAACCTTACACAAGGAGCAGGCAGCCCCTTGGAATAATGTCACCTATCTGTGGAGCGCGGTTCCGACGCTCAGATCAAGGTGCCCTGCTGATCCATCGGGGACAGCTCCCGCACCTCGTCCCCCGTGACGTCCTTCCACCAGGCGGCGAACACGCGGCGGTGGCACCACAGGCCCGGCTTGGCCAGGTCCTCGAAGCAGAGCAGCACCAGGCGGTGATCGCCCTCGGCCTGCGTGATCTGCCGCAGCCGCGCGGCGATCCGCTCGGGTCCGAGCTGGTCGAGGTCGGCTCGGTAGGCCGTCGTGAACTCGGGCTCAGGCTGGGAGAGGTAGTCCCGACGCGGCGCGAGCTCCCGCACCGAGTGGGTGAGGGAGTAGGGGAGTTTGAAGCGGGGAGCGCCCAGGGTGATGCGGACCGGCACCCCTTGCGGGCACTGGAACGCCTGGAACCGGTTGGTGAACAGAGTGAGCACGTAGCCATTCCTTTCATGGTGCTCAGATGCCGGGTGCGTCGGCGTCGCCGCCGGCGGCCCCCGGTGACCGATGATGCCGCCCGCTCGGACCTTCGGTGGCCTGAGCGGCACCGGGCGCGTAGGGAGAGCCCCCTGCGCGCCCGGCTCGGGCCGAAACGGGTTGGAATTCGGAGAGGAATTCAAGCGGAAAGAGGCGCGGCCGGAATTCCGGCCGCGCCCACTCACCCAAACCCACAGGAGAAGAAGGGGCGCGACCGCCGCCGCACCCCTCCGGTCTACTTCGCTGCCGCTTCCGCCTTCTTGGCAGGCGTCCGGCGCGCCGGGGCCTTCGCGCCCGCGGCCGTGCGCGCCGCGGGCTTCGGGCCGGGCTTGGCCGCCGCCTTCTTCGCCGTGGACTGCGGCTCGTCCGCCGCCTTCGCCTCCGGCTTCTCGGCCTTCGCCTCGGGCTTGGCCGCCGCCTCGACCTTCTTCGCAGCCGCCGCCTCCTGCTGGACCTCAACGGCCGCCTTGTTGAACTCCTCGGCCATGGCCCGCTGGATACCCTGCGCCTTGCTCAGCAGGTTCCGCACCATCTGCACCTTGGCGTACAGGCGGCCGACGACCCGCAGGTGACGGGCGAGGTCGTCGCCGAGGATGACGGCCAGGTCCTCCGGCTTCTTCTCCGCGAGCTCCTCCAGCAGCGGGATCAGGACCTCCTCCGCCTTGCCGAGTCCGTCCTTCGCCTTGGCCTTGGCCTTCTTCTGCTTTTCCTGCTCCTCGGCCGTCGGCGCCTTCTCGTTGGTGAGGGAGGTCTGCTGCTCCATCATCTTGAGGCCGTTGGCGAAGTGCTGCGCCTCGGCCTCGCTGTCGAAGTCGCCGCGCACATACCGCATGGCCGCCACCATCTGGTTCGCCGGGTTGAGCTGGGCGATGTGCCAGGCGAGGTTGTTCTTGATCTGCCCCTGGTCGACCATCTCGGCCACCTCGGGGCGCAGGGTGAGCAGGCCCAGCCGCCAGGTGATGTGCGTCTCCGTCTTGCCGAACTGCTTGGCGATCTTCGCCGGGGTCCATCCGGCGGCCTTGAGGTCGGCGTACGCACCGGCCTCCTCCATGATGGTCATGTCCGCCCGGTTGACGTTCTCAGCGATGCTGAGGACGTACGCCTCCTCCTCGGTGGCACCCTCGACGACCTTCGCCGGGATGACCTCCAGGCCGGCCGCCTGGCAGGACCGCCAGCGCCGCTCGCCCGCGATCAGCATGTAGGGGACCTTAGCGCCCTCGACCGGCCGGACGACGACCGGCTGGAGGAGGCCGTTCTCCTTAATGCTGTTGGTCAGCTCATCCTGCGCCTCCTCCGAGAAGAACTTCCTCGGCTGCTCCGGGTTGGGAGCGATCTCGCTGACCTTGATGTTGATGAACTCGACCTTGTTCTCAGCCATTTCCCCGCGCCTTTCGTGAATTCCGTTAGGGATTTTTCCCTTTGTTCTTACACTTATATCTTAATGGCGAATACCGCCAAAGCAAGTTCCGAACTCTTTTAATTCAAAGGAATTCAGAAAGGAGAATTCGCCGCATTTCTGATTCCTCTGTCTGGCTGCGGACATGAGAGAGCCCGCCGCGACCAAGCGGTCACGGCGGGCTGGCTCCCGTCACGCACCCCGACGGCCGCACCGGACGGCCGACTCCTCGCCGGGTGGGGCGCGGGGGGGTCGGCCACCCGGCGAGGAGTAGGGAAGGACGCCGCTCACGCGACGCTGCCGTGCGGGCTCCTGCGGCTGCTGTACCCGCCCGGCACGTCAGAACGTACAGCAGACGACTAAAAATGTCACCTATCTCTGGGGAGTCGGGGCGCGGCGTCGCCCGACGGTTCAACAGGCGCCGTCTTCCTCGCCTTCGTCTGGTTCCCTGCCGCGTATCCCGGCCTGCCACTCCAGCACCTTGCGGGCTTCCGCGCGGGCAGCGGCCCCGGCTTCGCCTCGGAGCCCGCATGGTGGCTGCTTGACCAACTCAGCGATCCGCCGCTCGTCGATTTCGGACATGCGATTCCTCCCGTGAACGGCAAGCGCGCCGCCTTCGCCCGCCCAGATGCGACTTCCTCGACACGCCCGCCCCTGATGCAGGCTGAGAGCACGCTGATGTCCGCCGTTCACCCGACGGCTCCCCCGAGGAAAACTGTCCAGAACCTTATACAACCCCTCGACCTGGGGGTACTCTAGGCGTAGAGGCGTAAGTTACCGGCCAGTCACCTGCGGCGAGCATACGACACGGGCCAGAGAAGACGGACATGGCAGACACCCGCGACCAGCCCCAACCGCTCAGTTTGAGCGCCAAGTTGCTCGCCCTGCTGCGTCTGCGCCGAGACTCGGAGGGTTTCCCTCCCAGCGTCCGAGACATTGCACAAGCGACCACTCCAGCCGGCCAGCGCAAACCTCTCCTGTCGCACGGCACGGTCAACAGCCTGATGAACGGCACCCACAGCAGCCCCAAGGCCGCCACACTCGCCGCGCTCGCTCAAGCTCTTGACGCCCCGGTAGCGTTCCTGCTGTCCGGGCCGGAGTGGGACGACCTCACCGCGCTCACCGTGTACCAGGAGCGCCCCGAGGCGCGCGAGGCCTTGCGTTTAATGCTGGGTCTAGAGGTGCAGGACATTCTTGAAATCACCATGAAGCTCAAGGAGATTCGCGGTCGACGGGGGCTGTCCGAAGACGTCCCCGCGATCCCCCCGCCTCCCCCCGGCGTCGACCAGCCCCGCGAGGGGCGGCCACGCCGGCTGAGCCTGCACGAAGCCGCTGAGAGGGCAGCGGAAGATCTGGAAGGACGCTGAACCCCTTGGACGGCCTCATCTACGGCGCCTGTGCCCTTGTCACAGCCACCAGCGCGGCCATACGCCTGCACTACACCCGCAAGCGCCGCCAGCAAACGGCATACCCTGTAGCCCGCCGAGCCCGGATGTCGGCTTTCGCGGCCTGCTTCATCGGCTCTCTCCTGGCGATCCCCACAGTCGCCGAAGCCATCGACCGACTCACCACGCTCAACGAGGTCTCCACCCTCGCCTCAGACCTCGCCGCGCTGCTCTTCTGGACCAGTCTGCAAGTCATGGTGGCGGACTGGCGACACATCGGAACCCACCACCTGGGCATCGCGATCCGCATCATCGCGGTGTCCTGCATCGCCCTGCTACTTGTCTGGCAGTACCACCTCGCCGACACCGCACGAGTGGACCTGTCCACCGCCTACGCCCGCAACGACGACGTGGCGGTCTACTTGCTGGCCTACCTCAGCTACTCGGCGGTCGCCGCCCTGGAGATCGGCGCCTTCTCCACCAGCATGGCCTTCGTGACATGGCGAGATCACCCCGCCGCCTCCACTGGCCTGTCGATCGCCGCCGTCGGAGGCATCTGCGGCCTCGCCTACGCCTGCAGCCGCGGTGGTTACCTCATCGCCTACCGCACCGGCCACGCATGGCCACTGGCCGTGGAGAACACCATCAGCCCCGCACTTGCGGGGCTCTCCATCATCTGCGTGGCCACCGGGCTTGCGATGGCCACGATCTGCTACAACCTCCCCCTGAGAAACCCGCACCCGGGGGCGAGCAGCAGGGTCTAAGCAGACTTCTCGTCCGAGGTGGCGTCGCCCCACTGACGCCACTTCAGCGCCACCCGGTCGGCGTCCACGGTACGAGATCCCCTGGACGCCGCCGGGTACACCGCCACCTGCTCCAGCATGAGGACCAGGACACCCTTCTTCGCCTTCAACGGCGCATGCTTCCACCACCGCACCAGGTCCGGAACATCACCAACAGGCACGTGCTTGACCTGCTCCAGAAGGCGCGCCTTCGTCTCGCTCTCGCGGATCACCTGCTTGAGCTCCTGGTCGGCCGACCTGAACGCCTTGAGCGACATGTCCGGCGAGCGCCCGTAGTCCACTCCCAGCTTCTTCTGCCGACGGCGTGCAGCGGCTGCCGCCTTACGCAGGACGGCAGCCTGGGCCAGCAGTTCATCGCGAGCCTCACCGATCAGTGCGCTGACCTCCGGCTTGGCCAACTCCGCCAGCACATGCTCAGCCACGTACGTCTCCAGCAGGTCAGCATTGATGCGGACCTTGCCGCACCCGCCAGGATGCTGCGCCGAGCTCGGCGCGCACCGGTGACCGCGACTCCCCGTGTTCGAGGGCGACGCGCCCAGTGCGGTACCACACAGTCCACAGACACCCAGCGAACCCGAGATCAGGTACTCCCGCTGCTCGGCCCGCTGGTTTTCCGGGTCGTTGGAGGGGCGCATAGCGCGGATGGCCAGGAAGTCCTCGACGGGGATGATCCGCGGGCCACCGGAGTCCACCAGCTCGCCGTTCTCATCCTCCATCAGGCCGGCGATGGCCGGGTGGTCGAGGATCTTCGCGAGAACATCCGGCTTGAAGAGGTTGCCGCGCGTCGTGCGATACCCCTCGGCGTTGATCGCGTCGCAGATGGCGGCGACGCTCTGCCTGAGCAGCCGCCGAGAGGCGGCAGCACGAATCCCCGCCGCCTCACTCTCACGCACCCGCCGGTACGCCATGTCCTCGAAGCCGTACAGCCTTGGCATCTCCTCGCCCCTCCTACCGACCCCCTTGACCCTTATAACTTTACCGAAGATAGGTCACATTATTGGAAACCAAACGAACACCTCAAGATCACACATCACTGCCATCCTTCGCGTTCTCGCCCCCGCCTCCCCGCCGCCGCTCGACGCCGAGGATCTTCCACAGCTCCGCCGTCGGCACCCGGACCGTCCCTCCAAGGGGAAGCGTCCTGACGGGGAACGTGCCCGTCCTGATCAACTCGTACGCCTTGTCGCGGCCAATGCCCAGTGCACGTCCAGCTGTTGTCACATTGACCGTGGCTGGTAGAGCAAGCAGCTCCTCCAGCCCCATGGCTCCGGTCGGTCCGCCCGGTTCCTGAGCAGTCATGTCGTTGGTCGCCTGTCTCCCCCGCGCCAACTTGTCAGCAACTTTACAACGCTGTCCGACAGCCCCAGCAAGATCGAAAGAGATCACGCCAGACACGTACGGATACGTACGCACACCGACGACTGGCTGTGATCCAAGCAACGGTCAACAGGGAGCAGGGGTCGGATGTTCGAGCCGAGCTACTACCGGCGGTGCCAGTGCAAGGGGCCGCTCAAGGACAAGGAGGGCAACCCGGTCCTCGACGCCGAGGGCAAGCCGAAGATCGGGGACATCGGGCTGACGTGCCCGAAGCTCGGCAAGGGACACGGCACCTGGTACTTCTACTTCGAGGCCGAGCGCGGCGAGGGCAACAAGCGTGCCCGAATACGCCGCGGGGGCTTCGCCAAGCTCGATGACGCCAAGAAGAAGGCCAAGGAGCTGTACGACGCGGCCACGGCCGGCACCGACGTGCTCTCCGACGAGACGTGCGGCGACTTCTTCCTCCGGTGGATCAAGGCGAAGAAGTCCCTCGCCCGCACCACCCGCCACGGCTACGAGGAGCACATCAATAACTACCTCCTCCCTCACCTCGGGCACATCAAACGCCGCGACCTCAAGGTCCGGCACCTCGACAAGATGTACGACGCGATCGAGAAGGAGAACGCCGAGCGGATCCTGCACCGTCTACGCGTCGATCAGCTCCAGAAGGAACGCGATGCCGCGCACCGGGCCTGGGTGAAGACGGCGGGCTACGCAAAGAAGGAGGAGCGGCGAGCCGCCCGCCGCGCCTTCCTCGACGCGAACGCCGCGCTCCGCGAGGGCAGGAAAGGGCTGCGGAAGGTCACCTCCGCCGCCACCATGCACCGCATCAACGACACCCTCAGCTCGGCGCTGTCCTGGGGGATCAAGCGCGAGCAGGCGTTCGCCAAGAACTGGGCACAGCTCGTGGAGCTGCCGCCGGTCACCCGGCCGAAGCCGCTCGTCTGGACACCCGAGCGCATCGAGCACTGGAAGCGCACCGGCGAGAAGCCCGGCCCGGTCATGGTCTGGACACCGGAGCTGACCGGTCAGTTCCTCGACTTCGTCAAGGACGACTGGCTCTACGAGCTGTGGCACGGCTTCATCTTCCTCGGCCCCCGCCGCGGCGAGATGGCCGCACTGCCCTGGACAGAGGTCAGCACCGACGCCCTCTGGCTGCGGATCTCCCAGCAGATCGTGGAGGTGGCCTACAAGCTGTACGGCGAGGCGCCGAAGGCCGACAGCGTCCGCACCCTCTCCCTAAGCCTCGAGTCCGGCGACAACCTCGTCAGCTTCCGCGCGAAGCAGGAGCAGAAGCGCCAGGAGTGGGGAGACGCCTACGTCGAGACCGGCCGCGTGTGGACGCACGAGAACGGCGAGGCGCTGCACCCGGACTGGATCTCCCGCCGCTTCACCCGCCTTGTCGAGCTGTCCGGCCTGCCCCCGGTCCGCCTGCACGACCTGCGTCACCTCGCGGCCACCCTGTCCCTGCTCGCCGGTACCGACATCAAGGTGGTCCAGGAGAAGCTGGGGCACTCCTCGCGCCAGATCACCTCCGACACCTACACCAGCGTGCTGCCCGAGATGATGCGGGCCGAGGCCGAGTCGGTCATGGCCGTCGTCCCCCGCGACGTCCCCTTCGAGGTGCGCACCCCGCTGACGATCCCCGAGACGGCCTGGCAGAACGACATCGCCGTCTTCTTCGCCCACGGCGCACGGCAGTCAGGTGACGCCTGGGCCGTTGGAGCGCAGACCGAACCGGACTCCGATCTCCTCGGCATGATCACCCTCGCTGGCCGGGGCCAGGACGACGCCGCCAACGCGGCCGTGAAGTGGGTGCGGGATCACTGCACCGCGAACGATCTGGAGCTGGTCCGGGTCGAGAACTTCAACGACCGGTACCCGGAGGAGCAGCGAGCCGAGTTCTCGCTCACACGCTTCACGATCGCCCGCTCCGAGTCTCCGGGCGTGGACGGCTGGGCGCTGCCGACGGGCCTGCCGCCCGCAGCGTCCCGGACCGCCCGCCGGGCTTCGAACGGGCATCGGAAGGCGGCGTGAGGGCCCCTGTGTCCCCTGAGCCGGCCCCGTGTCCCCTGTGTGTCCCCTGGATCTTGGTCTGAACGAATGAACGGGGGTCGCCACCCTGGAGTGGTGACCCCCGTTCTCGCGTTTCCGCAGGTAGAAACGGTTCTCTGGGAGAACCTTGGGGTGGGGCGGGTGGGACTCGAACCCACGGCCGACGGATTATGAGTCCGCTGCTCTAACCGGCTGAGCTACCGCCCCTTACGGCGCGTCGCGCACATTTGTGCGCGCCGTCTGCCGCAGCATAGCCGCTCATACGATCTCCTGCTCCGGATGGTCGGCAACGCACGACCATGAGGACTGCTCCGCGCCCGTGATGGTTCCCTCCGGGACGGAATCGGGGCAAAAAGATCGGGGCAAGAAGACGGGAGAGGGCCCCTGAGGACCCTCTCCCGTCACCGCTCCCCCGGCTGGACTCGAACCAGCAACCCTCCGGTTAACAGCCGAATGCTCTGCCAATTGAGCTACAGGGGATCGCGCTCCCCCGACTGGACTCGAACCAGTAACCTGCCGGTTAACAGCCGGCTGCTCTGCCAATTGAGCTACAGGGGATTGCTGCGTTGCACCGAACGTACCTACCTGGGGCGTCCCGGGCGGCGCTCGCTCGCTGCGACACATACATTAGCGCAAGCAGGGGGGTGCTCCGCCAATCGGTTCCCCTGGGTGATCTCCGGCCCTGACGGGTAGGCGGCCAGCACCGACGCCTACGGAAGGGTGGCAGCCATGCGGTACAAGCTCACGTTCGTCGTTGGACTGGCCCTCGGTTACGTCCTCGGCACCCGTGCCGGGCGCGAGCGCTACGAACAGCTGCGCAAGTCCGCGCGCGAGTTCTCCCACAACCCGGCCGTGCGCAACGCGGCCGAGACGGCCGCGCAGACCGGGCGGGAGGTGGCCGGGAAGGCGCTGCACACCGTGAGCGACAAGGTCGGGGACCGGATGCCCGAGTCGGTCGCCGAGCGGGTGCGCTCGCTGAGGGAGCGCAGTCAGGGAGGCGGCGAGGACGAGTGGGGGACCAGTAACACCTAG